TCGTTCTCTTTCTCCCCGAAGGACAGCGACCAGCCTGAACCAGAGCTCATTGGTCATGACCAGCCGAGACTGGCAACGATTAGCCCGGATCAGCTGGGATCGCATGTGTGGGGTGTGGTGGAGTGGGCTCGCAAGTTCATGCAGATTGAGTTGATGGAGTGGCAGATCAATGCTCTTGCGGATCAGCTCGGATTCTCAGATGATGCCGGCGTAGAGCTTGTGACTCGGACCTCACTTGTGTCATGCGCGCGCCAACAGGGAAAATCAGTTGCCCTTCGAGCTCTCTCTGGATGGTGGCTTACCGAAATGCCAAAGATTCGCGGTGAAAAGCAGACTGTGCTTTTAATGGCTCATCGTCTTGATTCGGCCGCACAGATCTATGAGGAAATTGCTGACATTCTTGAGCAGTACTTTGATGCGAAACTGACTCGTTCCTATGGTCGTCTTGCTGCGAAGTTGCCGGACGGATCCAAGCTTCTAGTCCGATCCGCCAAGCCCAACGCAGCGCACGGTCTGTCCGTTGATCTTGCACTTGTGGACGAAGTGTGGGGAATTGATGAGGAAGTAATTGACGGTGGTATTACGCCGACTATGCGCGCAAGACGCTTCCCTCTTCTGAGCATGTGGTCCACTGCCGGCACAGAAGAATCAAAGGTCATGCAACGCTACCGAGAGATGGGTCTTCGTTTGATTGACACACATCAGCCGACTAACTTTCACTTCCGTGAATGGTCCCCACCGCCAGACCTAGACCCGATGGATCCTGTCGCATGGTGCTATGCGAACCCAGCGCTCGGCAAAACACTTGAGATGTCCACCATCGAATCAGAAGCACAGCTCCCCGATCGCGCATCGTTCCTACGCTCAAGTGTGAACCTTTGGATCGCGACCGATCGCTCATGGCTTCCACAGGGTCTCTGGACACAGCTCGCCACTAGTGAACCGTTGCCGGCTGGCGGTGTCGTCGCGGTAGAGGTGGACTTCAATGACTCGCACTATTACGCCACAAGATCGGTCTTGCTGCCGGACGGTCGTATCGGTGTCACAGTCGCATTCACTTGCGACACACAAACCCAGCTATGGGAACATGTGCGCGAACTAGCCAAAGACCCCACGATCCAATTCGCGCTCACACCAACAGTCGATCTGCAATGCCCACCGGCGATCGAGCGTCGGCGTGTAGTCGTAGGTTATGCAGAGATCTTGAAATGGACTCCAGCTGTCCAAGGATTAATCCGTGAGCGACAGATCGTCCACACTGGCGAGATGGCATTAGCGGAGCATGTCGTCCGCGCGGTAAGTGTTCGCACACAGGGCAGTATCGCGGTCAGCTCGCAAAGGAGTCCCGGACCCATCGAGCTATGTCGCACGATGATCTTCTCAAGCGCGATCGTTGCCGGCAACAAACACAGCCGAGGCAAACCACAACTCGTCGTCGTGGCGAACTAAGATCAGCGCGGAGTCGCGTGTCAAGCCTTTCGTCGGAGAAGGTTCCCCCGATGCGCGACTCCACTAGAAAACTGTGAAAGAGTAAAGACATGGCAATATTCTCGCGCAAAATAAATAAGGCAGCGATCTCACCACAGCCTGCAAAAGCAGCAGCTGCCGGTGCAAACAGTTACGCCAACATGAACGCATCAGTCAATGTATTCAATCAGTATTATTCGTGGCGAGAAGGCGAAGCGCGTAATCAGCTGATGACCATCCCAGCGGTCAGTCGCTGTCGCGATCTCATGGCATCCGTCATCTCTTGTATGCCATTGCGCATGTACAACATGATGTGGAACGGCGAACGCATGGAAAAGGTTTATATCGCTCCGCGCTCATGGTTACGCCAACCAGACCCACAAAATACCTACGCACATTTCATGTCGTGGGTTTTTGATGACCTCTACATGTATGGCAGAAGCATCGTCCACATCACATCGAGGACGAGCGACGGTTTTCCTGCGTCCTTCCAACGGCTACCAGTCGGGTCCATCACAAGCACCGACCAGACAGGTCCAGTCTGGTTCGCGCCAAGCAATCAGATCTACTTCAATGGCGTAGAGCTAGATCCGAAAGATTTACTGCAAATACTTTCACCGACAACAGGACTGATCTACACAAGCGTGTCCGCAGTCGAAACGGCCCTAAAAGTTGAGCAAGCACGAAACAGAAACGCAAGCTCATCAATCCCTGCCGGCATCCTAAAGCAGACTGGCGGTGAACCGCTCAGCGCACAAGAACTCGCGGACCTTGCAGCATCATTCAACGCTGCGCGAGCAACGAACCAGACAGCAGCGCTCAACGAGTTCCTTTCATACGAAGCAACAACAATGAGCCCAGACAAAATGCTCCTTATTGAATCCGCAAACTATTCAGCACTTGAGATGGCGCGACTTGGCAATGTTCCGCCATATCTCGTCGGCGTGAGCACAGGCTCATACAGCTACCAATCATCACAACAAGCACGCGCAGACTTGTACATCTTTGGTGTCAAACTTTACGCAGAAGCAATCGCGGAAGCGTTCTCACTCAATTCCGTACTACCGATCGGGACTTATGTAGAATACGACGCAGAAGGATACTTAGAAGAGAACTACATGGCAGATCGTGAAGATGAACCAGTAGAAGAAAACACTCAGGAAAGATTGGCAAACAGATGATCAAGCTCATTGCAGGAGACTTCACACTCGACGCGGCAGCAGGCGAAGCACCACGCCGAACCATCTCAGGGACCGCAGTTCCATACAATGTCCCAGCAACCGTCAGCGACGGAACACAGGTCATCTTCAAGCCGGGCTCCCTTCCAGTTGAAGGCAAAGCACCCCGACTGTTTATGTACCACGATGCCAGTCAGCCAGTCGGAGTTGTCACCGAGCGCGTGGACACAGAAGAAGGAATGTTATTTAGCGCCAAGATCAGCGCCACGACCCTAGGCAATGACGCGCTCGTCATGGCTCAAGACGGCACTATCGATCAAGTGTCGGTCGGTGTGAACCCGACAAAGTTTTCCTACGACGATGACGGAAACATGGTCATTGAAGCTGCCGACTGGATGGAGCTTTCGCTTGTCCCGATCGGCGCTTTTGGTGATATGGCAAACATCGCAAAAGTCGCTGCGAGTATCCACCAACCAGAAGAAGAAATAAGCAATAATCAAGAAGTAATCCCAGAACAGGAGCAACCTATGTCAGAAGTAACCGCACCAGCAGTCGAGGCAACAATCCCAACTGCACCAATATTTGCACAAGCTAAAAAAGAATTTGTACTGCCAAGCGCAGGTGAGTTCATGGCTGCCTACCACATTGGTGGCGACACTTTTGCGAACATGAACAAAGCAGTCGCAGAATACAGCGCATCAAAGAAAACTGCATTGCAAGCAGCAGCTGGCGATGTGCTTACGACTGACACTTTAGGTCTGCTTCCAGTTCCGGTGCTCGGACCATTGGTGCAGGATCTAAACTTCTTGCGTCCTGTGGTGGATGTTCTTGGCGCTCGCGCTTATCCAGACAACGGTCAGCAGAAGACTTTTATTCGTCCAACGATCACCACGCACACAAGCGTTGCTGCACAGTCACCAGAACTAACTGGCGTATCTGCGACAACCATGGTCATCGCAGCGAACTCTGTCAGCAAGACCACACTCGCGGGTCAGGTCACGCTCTCAATTCAGGATATTGACTTCACGAGCCCCGCAGCAATGCAGTTGATCTTGAATGACCTCATGGGTCAATACATGATCGCATCGGACAACCTTGCAGCAGACAACTTGCTTGCCGCAGCAAACGCATCGGGCGTATGGGACGGAACAGTCACCGACCTACTCAAGAGCGTGTACGACGCAGCGAACGACATCTCAAGTGGTCGCAACTGGCTTCCTACTCACATGTTCGTGTCAGTCGATGTCTGGGCTCAGCTCGGACAGCTCATCGGCACAGACGGACGACCAGTGTTCCCATTGATTGCAAACGGCTTGTCAGGCATGAACGCACTTGGCTCACAAGCTGCATCATCATGGAACGGCAACCCTCTCGGTCTGCAATTGGTAGTGGACAGCAACTTCGCAGCAAAGACCATGATCATCACCCGAGTCGGTCAAGGTCAAGGCGATGCATTCGAGTTCTACGAATCAATCCGTGGACTGATGTCAGTAGAAGTGCCTGCAACCTTGGGACGCACCATGTCATTCCACGGTTATGTCAGCACCTTCGCTGCAATCGGTGGAATGATCCGCAAGATTACTCAGGCTTAGTCGAGAGCGGAGCATCCGCTCATGGCAATTTATAGCGTCACCCACAAGTATCTGCTAGATAACTACGCCGTACTGCAACTACTGACACCATCAGAAATTGCAGTCGGCGAGTCCATCACCGTCGCAGGAGTAGATGCAACATTCAACGGCAGCAATCTTGTCGTGCGCGCGTTGCCACAATACCTATACACAGGCACAGACGATCAAGGTGATCTGCTGTATGACTTCAATGTCCCAATTCAGAATCAAGTGCTGTATGCCAAAACTGCATCCGATGTAGATCGTGTTGCAGCGACTGGCACAGTCACATACACACAAACCTGTACATGGATCACACAGCAGAATGTGCTCGACTGGCTTGGCATCTCCGTCGCGACAGCTGGAGACCAGACCTTTGTGACAACTTGCGCAGCTGCTGCAAATATCTTCTGCTATCGCAGACGACAAGAAGCAGGGTACATAGACAGCCTTACAACTGTCCCATCGCAAGATGTGTTTCTCGGGACCGTTATGTATGCCGGCATGCTTTACAAATCTCGAGGGACCGTTGATGTGTTCAGCTCCTATCAGGACATGGGACAAACTCCAGTCGCTGGGATGAATGGTCAGATCAAACAACTCCTCGGCATTGATCGTCCGGCTTGCGCATGACCGTAAGCAACTACACAGATCTGTTCAATAATGCGATGAGCGCATTAGGGACAAAACTGGCAACCGCGACAGGCTTGCAAGTGGTCACTGATCCGCGCAATCTTCGACCACCCTGCGTCTTTATTTCAGCGCCATCATTCACGCTGTGGAACTACAACATTGCCAAGATGACCTTTCCCGTTCAGATCATTTCAATGGGTCCGGGCAACTCAGACGCGCTAGGCAACATTCTCAACATGGCGGCCGCAGTAACCACAGCCAATGTCGGAGCAACATCAGGATCCCCGACCAGCGTCGATGTCGGTGGGGTCGTCTTGCCGGCATACGAAATGATGATCGAAGTACAGGCGCAAACCGCATGAACTATGTAATCGCGTCTGAGAAGCTTGGCAAGATTGGTGAGCTGTACGAACCAAAGGCTGGCATCAATGTCGGCGCGCTTTTGGCTGGTGGGTTCATCGTCGAGCAAGAGGTATCAACCACAAAAGAAGAAAAACCTGCTAAAACTAAACCTAAGAAAGCATCCAAGGAGTAACCATGCCAACTAGCACCTATCTCTCAAATCCAGTCGTAACTGTAAACGCAGTAGATCTCAGCGATCAATGCACAGGCGCGACTGTGAACATCAACTTTGATCAGCTTGAAGCAACTGCTTTCGGCGACACATCACGCAAATATGTGTCAGGTCTCGGATCACACTCAGTCACACTCGACTTCTACGCAAGCTTTGCAGCGACGGAAACTTACGCAACACTCAAGGGTCTTGTCGGCACATCAACCAATGTGATCGTAAAACCAGCAACTGGCGCCGACTCTGCAACCAATCCCGGACTGACCTTTACAGGTACTTTTCTAGCCGCGCTACCAATCGTCTCGTCTCTCGGGGCTCTTGGCACGATTTCGGTAGTTTTCAACGGGGGCGTTTACTCCGAGGACATTACGAACCCATAATCTGACCGCGCACCGGTCCGACACGAAAGCGAGAAGAAATGAAACTGCACCTAAAGGTGACAGAAGCAGGCAAAGACCCATACGAAGTCACCACCAATTTGGTGACACTCGTTGCATGGGAACGAAGGTTCAAGCGTAAAGCGTCAGACATGGCGAACGGTATCGGTGTCGAGGATCTCGCGTTCTTAGCGTGGGAAGCATCCAAGCAAGCGAAGATCGTAGTGCCGGGAGAGTTTGACAAGTTCATCGCAAAACTCGATGCCGTTGAGGTGGTTGCTGAGGAAATTGAAAACCCTATCCTCGCGGAACTCACCGAAGGCTCCTAGCAGAATTGCTGGTAGCGCTTTCGTGGGCTCCGCGCTTTTACGAGGAAGAGTTTGACACCGCCGATCTACTCACTGTCACTACTGTGTTAGAGGAGAAGAACAGGAAATAGTGATATGGCGAGAACAGGGATTCAGGTTTATGGGATCAAGGAAGATCTCAAGACGCTGAACAAACTCGCCCCAGATCTACGCCGACAGATCACAAAGGACTATCGCGCACTTATGCAACCGACAATCTCGGACGCGCGAAACAATCTCCCGACCGGTATCGGTGTCACCGTGATGCGCGGCTTCGGTCGCAAATGGCGACACATCTTCCCGTGGGATAAAGCAATCGCAAATCGATCCATCACAGTTAAAATTGACACTCGACGCGCGCGCAAGCGGAACATGGACAAAGGCGCACAATACGAAACCCTGAGCGCATTCCTGATCCAACAGAAGAACCCTGCCGGCATTGTGTTTGACATTGCTGGTCGCGGTGGAAAATCGTCTTCCACGCAAAAGCGCAAAGGCGTGAACTATGACTGGAACAACACGCTGATCGAAAACATGGATAAGACTTTTGGTAAAGCTTCGCGCTCAATGTGGCCTGCTGTGGAAAACAACACGGACAACATTCAAGCAGCGATCCGAAACATTACAGAAGAAGTCGAGCGCAAACTTACGATCGCATTAAGCAGGAGCAATCTCTAATGGCTATTCGCATCCCGATTATCACCGATTTCCAAGGTGACGGTATAAAGAAAACATACGCCGAGTTTAAGAACCTCAGCACGAACGCGGAAAAAGCGTCGTTTATTATGAAGCGCTCGTTGATCCCAGCGACAGCTGCGGTCACAGCACTCGGAGTCGAATTAGTCCAAGCTGCGAAAGCGGCAGCCGCAGATCAAGCAGCACAAGCACAACTTGCGCGCCAGCTCACAGCATCAACAAGTGCCACACGCGCAGACATCAAAGCCAACGAAGACTTCATTTCAACGATGCAGATGAGCGCAGCGGTCGCCGACGATGAGCTTCGTCCGGCACTTGCCAGCCTTGTCCGTGGTACTGGCGACCTAGCAACCGCACAAAACGCACTCCAGACCGTGCTCGATGTTTCGGCTGCAACTGGCAAGAGCGTGCAAGAAGTAGCTGATGCTGTATCCAAGGCTTACGGCGGAAACACTAAAGCAATCAAGCAATTATCACCGGAGCTCTTTGGACTGATCAAAGACGGCGCGTCAGTCAATGAAGTGATGCAGTCGCTAAATGGCACATTTGGCGGAGCATCGGAAGCAGCAGCAAAGTCAGCACAGGGATCATTTAAAAAGATCTCAATTGCGCTTGCTGAAATCCAAGAGACCATCGGCAATCAAGTCTTGCCCTACATGACAAAGTTGACCGACTCTCTGACAAACATTGCGACATGGGTGAACAAGAACCCGAAGACATGGGGCAAGCTCGCCGATGGCATCAAGATGGTCGGGATTGAGTTTTTTAAGGCAACCAATCAAGCATTCGGTTTCTTTGGCACACTCATCAATGGCATTTCCAATTTGGTGACAACTGAAAAGCAGTTCGGCGCATACAACGAGAAACTCGGCGTGTCGAATGCCCAGCAGATGAGAATCGCTGACTCTGCCGGCATCGCGAACAAGGGCTTATTGAATCTTGGTGATGGTGCTGGCGGTGCTGGTAAGGCAGTCGATGAGATGGCAAAGAAGATCAAGGATGCGCGAGAAGTAATTGAAAAGCAATTTGCTGATGCGCTTGATGTCGCCAAAGACAAACTTGAGACAGCCAAACAAGCCTATGACGAATTCAAGGACACGGTCTCACAATCGGTCACTGGCGAGTTCTCCATCTCGGGTGCAGCCGACGCTGCCAAAGAAGCCGGAACCACGATCCTCAACCAGCTGACCCAGCAGGCAACAGGCGCTCAACAGTTCTCCAAAAAGGTCGAGCAACTGCTTACGATGGGCTTGTCCGAGGACGCGCTCAGGAAGGTCCTAGAGGCTGGGCAAGAGGCTGGGGGTGCAATTGCTAACGAGTTGATTTTGGGTGGCTCAGAAGCGATTACAGGACCCAATGGGATCAACCAGCTAGTCAGTGACTTGAACTATGTCGCGAACGCTTTGGGGACCCTTGCAGCGGACAAGTTCTATCAAGCCGGTGTCACGCAGGGCGAGCAGTATTTGGCTGGCGTACAGTCAGCAATCCAAGCTGCCGAACAACTACTCAAGAACCCGAACCTCAAGCTCGCTGATGTCAAAGGCATCGGAGCCAAGTTCGCCGGCACGGTCGCAGGCATTGACACAGGAGCGCCATCGTCACCGACATCGGCTCCTGGTGGAGTTGCAGCGGCGCGCGGTGGAAACAACTACACAGTCAATGTGAACGGCGGAGTCATGACCAACGCTCAAACAGGCAAGGTCGTCATCGACGCGGTCAAGAGCTTCAACCGTGCATCGGGTCCAGCTGACATTTCGGTGCGTCCAATTAGCGGAAGATATTAATGCCAGCGTCCGTCATCCAGTCTGGCGAGTATCTGCTTGAGATTGATACCGGCTGGGATAGCTCCAGCTTTCAACTTGACTCAGCGACAAAGGGCGTGCTCAACAACACGACCTACAAACTCGGACCGACAACAGAGTTCGCTGATGTTACAGAAGGTCTGCTTGATGTATCAATCACGCGCGGACGAAAAGACATCGGAGACCAGTTCGTGCCGGGCATCATGAACTTCACACTCAATGACCAGCTCGCCGATGGAGCTTTCAATCCGTTCAATACGGACGCGCCCACATACGATCCTGCGAACAATGAGCCGGGCATCGCACCTATGCGTCGAGTCCGCTTCTACCGATACAACTCGCTGAATGTTGCCGAGTCACTCTTTCAAGGTTTCATCGTCAATTATGACTATCAGTTCAATCTTGATGGCAACGACCTAGTCAATATCCAAGCCATCGATGACCAGTACTTACTTTCGCAAACATTCCTCGACGAGTGGAATGTCACGGAGCAAGTCGCATCGGCTCGAGTAGTAGAGCTTCTTGCGCTCCCAGAAGTAGATGCTTTTCAAGGTGTCGGTCAGCAATCAATAGAGACCTCAGCAGTCACACTTGGCGGTGCTGCTGCCTACACAGTTCCATCTGGATCTAATGCTCAGGGATATCTCAATGACATCATGGCTGCAGAGCAAGGACGCGCATTTGTAGATCGGTCTGGCGTGTTCACATTCCAGAAGCGCATTGGCACAACACTCGCTGGAGCTTCTGTGGACTTCGGTGACAACGACCCAAGCCACTATCCCTATGATTCTGTGTCCATCAATTTCGGTGCGGACAAAGTAATTAACCGTGCAAGCGTGACCCATCTTGGAGCCACAGGACCAGAAACAGTTGATGACCTAGCAAGCCAAGCCAAGTATTTCATCCAAGCAATCGCCTACACCGAAAGCCTCGTCCACAACGACGCTGCAGCTCTGGCACTAGCAACATATCTGATCCAAGGCGAACCGACCGCAACGCTGACCAGCGTGAACACAGGCTTCCAACTGCTCTCTTCAGGTGAGCGAGACAATGTGGCAATCTTGGAGATCGGTGACACGATCAGCGTCGAGAAAACCATTACGACCTCATCTACAACTACCAGCGTGATCGCACAGGAATCCTTTATCGAGGGCATTGAGCATCGGATCTCATTTAGCCAGCCACATCAGGTCACGATCTACACATCCCCGACAACCGTTTATCAGCTCTTTATTCTTGACAGTTCCACACTTGACACGATATACGCACTAAGTTAGGAAGCACTATGCCACTTACCACATACACTTCTGGCGAAATCCTCACAGCTGCATCGCTTAATGCGAACTTCAGTTTTGCTGCTCAAAACAGC